TGCTTTCCGGTCATACAAAACCCCAGAAGAGGGTGGAAAAGATTTTGCGGACCTGATTACCCGTATGTACCCGAAGGCGATAGGGGCTAAGACGCCCGAAGAGTTTGCCAAGGGGTTGCAAATGGGGGTGGGAGGCAGGCAGTACGCCACTGACCCAAAATACGCGGAGAAAGTGGCGGCAAATGCGCAGGCCTTGAACCCGACAATTCAAAATACGACCACATTCAATATTACCGGATCTGACCCAAAATCTATCGCTTCCAGCGTGGCAGGTATGCAAGACCGGGTTAATGCCGACTCGGTGCGGTATATGAGGGGTGATTTGCGATGAATATTATTGGCAATATCTCGCTGGCTGGGCTGGCCTATCAACAGTATCCTTTTCTCTCTAAGACAATCCAGCGCCAGATTGGCGACCTAATCCCGCATGTGGTTATTAGGGAGTCGCATGCGGACGAACTGGAAATCACCGACCATCCTATTCAGTTGGGCGCCGCGATCACGGATCATGCTTACAAAAAGCCATCAGAACTAACAATCGAATGCGGATGGTCTGATTCTCCGCCATCCAAAAACCTCTTGGAATCGGTGAAAACAATCGCCGGCTCGCTGTCTAATATTGGATCTGTGCTTACAGGAGCGGCGCCCAGCCAAAGCCGGGCCATGTATGATCTGCTGCTTAAACTCCAGGCCTCGCGGACGCTGCTTGCTGTGACGACGGGTAAACGCATGTATCAGAACATGCTGATTAAATCGCTGTCGGTGGCGACTGAACCTGATACCGAAAATGTGCTTATGGTAACTGCCGTGTTGCGGGAGGTGTTTATCGTCAGCACGCAAACAGCCACGATCAGCGTAAACTCAGGTAATCATGCTAATCCATCTCAGACGACCCCGAAAACCAATAATGGCGCCAAGTCCCTTACTACTGGAGCGGGGTTTGTGAAATGACGGCATACGAAATCCCCTTCTCTTCGATCACCGAAAAATTCTCCATCCAGCTTGGCGGGGTCGATTATGTTATTGATGTTCGCTGGAATAGCGAGTCCTCCTCGTGGGTTATGGACTTCTCCACCCCAGATGGGGCCGGCGTCGTTTATGGAGTCTCCTTGACCACGGGCGCCGATCTTCTGGAACAGTATGGATATCTTGGTATTAATGGAAGTCTCTACGTGCAGACAGACCACGAAACCAACGCCATGCCGACAGAGGATAATCTAGGCCAGACTTCGCACGTTTATTTTGTGGAGGACTAATGCAATACTGGCTCAGAAAAGCAACGCTGTACCTCAAGTCCGGGGAGAAGGTTTTAGACCTATCCCCGTTCCGTTTTACATTCCAGACTTTTCAGGTAGACGAGGAAACCCCAAATAATTGTCAAATCAGGGTTTATAACGTTTCTCGCGTAGAGATTGAATCTTTAACTAGAGAGTATACCGAGGTAATCCTCCAAGCTGGATACGAAGATTCTCACGGGGTTATTTTCAGCGGCAATATCCGGCAATTCAAGTTTGGCAAGGAGGGCCCCACCGATACTTTCCTTGATATTCTTGCGGCAGACAGTGATTTTCTTTTTAAGTATGGCAAGGCTTCCACCACTATACCGGCCGGCACGCCAAAGTCTGAGGCGTTGTCCATCGCCATCCAAGAGGCCAATAAATCCGTAAAGGATGAGGCAGGGAAGGTCGGGAAACCTGCGTCTAATGTATCAACAGGGCAACTAGGCCAATACCCTAAAACGGGCTTTGGCGGCATCTATCCGCGGGGGAAGGTCATGATGGGGAGCATGGCGGACATCTTCAGAAATTACGCTGAGGCATCAGCCTGCACCTGGGGTATTAGTAACGGCGTGGTGAATATCGTTCCTTACGCGTCTTACCTTGACGGCGCCCCGGTTGACATTAACGCGGCAACCGGGTTAATTGGGTTCCCCGAAACAACAGAAGACGGAATAAAACTAAAGTCGCTGCTAAACCACAAGATATTTCCTGGGATGAGAATCCGTCTAAATAACAAGGAAATCAATCAAACCGTCTTGGCAAATAACGCCCTGCCGGTGGCTTATAATTCCTACACCAAGACGCAGTTAATGGCGTCAATTGCTCATGATGGCCTATACCGTGTATATGTCGCAGAACACGAAGGAGATACGCGCGGGGCGAATTGGTACACAAACATTGTGGCCTTAGCGATTGACGAAAGCTCAGGCGAAGTAAAGGCGAAACAGTAATGGATCGTAGAGAAAGAGTAGAGGACCAATATACCGCTAACCTGTCAATGTTGACGGGGTGGCAGGCGAAAATGTGGACTGCCCTGCCGGGAAAGCTATTCAACTACAGCCCGACAAAAAACACGGTGTCGGTTCGGCTGGCTATCCTCCTCAAGCAGCGGCATGCGGACGGATCTTACTCGTCGGTTCCGATCCCTGATCTACTGGACTGCCCGGTGTGTTTTCCTGGCGGGGGTGGGTTTTCGCTTACCTTCCCCCTTCTCGATAATGACGAATGCCTCGTGGTCTTCGCCTCCCGGTGTATTGACGAATGGTGGCAGTCCGGCGCCGACCGCAATGAACAGTTCGAGTTCCGAATGCATGACCTGTCGGACGGGTTCTGTATTCCCGGCGTGCGATCTGTGCCCAACGTGCCGGGCAGCATCTCCACAGCTAACGTGCAGCTCCGCTCTGATGATGGTCTGGCGTTTATCGAGGTCGCGCCTAGTCACAACGTAAAGGTAAAAACCCCCGCCACTGTCACGGTGGTAGCGGAGACGAAAGTAATACTCCAGACCCCCATTGTCGAATGCACGGGGCAGTTGAAGGTGTCCGGCCTAATGACGTACACCGGGGGCTTGTCTGGCTCTGGCGGCTCGTCTATCGCGGGCGGGCTGGGTGTTGACGGGATTTCCTTTGGCTCTCACAAACACACTGGCGTGCAGTCAGGCACGGGGACGACGGGAGGACCGACCGCATGAGATATCGCGCATTAGCCAAATCTGGGGATATGCAGTTCGGCCGATCCGGGTTGTATTTAGTGGACTCGCCTGCGGCTGTTGCTCAGGCGGTCAAAACCCGCTTAAATCTGATGTCTGGGGAATGGTTTTTGAACCTTTCTGAGGGCACGCCATACGGGACGGAGATTCTGGGCACTCTTACGCAAGGCACGAGAGATGCCGCGATTAAATCCCGTATTTTGGAGACTCCCGGAGTTCAGGAGATCGTTGATTACTCAAGCAGCGTAACTAATCGGGTTATGACGGTATCCGTTACAGTCTCGACGCAGTATGGTTTGGCAACGGTTGAGCAGGCATTTTGATAAAATAGCGCGATGGCACTTACTCCGACAATAACCAGCTCAGGAATTACCGCGCCGGCATACTCCGATTTGCTGGCGGAGCTGCAGGCGTCTTTTCGTTCGATATTTGGCTCTGATTCGTATCTAGAGCCCGATTCGCAGGATGGGCAATGGGTTGCTATTCTGGCAAAGGCGATGGATGACAGTAATCAGGCCGCCATCGCATGCTGGAATAGCTATTCCCCGACCAACTCGCAAGGGACCCAGCTTTCTAGTCTCGTCAAGATCAACGGACTGAAGCGCAATACCGCCAGCAATTCACAGGCTACGGTCCGTGTTTCTGGTACGATTGGGACCACTATCACAAGCGGTAAGGCGCGAGACGATCTAAGCAACGTCTGGGCGCTTCCTTCGTCGGTCACGATCCCGTCCGCTGGCTATATCGATGTCACGGCGACGTGCGAGACGCTTGGCGATATCTCTGCGCCTGCGGGCACGATCACTCAGATTGCGACGCCCACGCGAGGATGGCAATCCGTCACTAATCTAGCTGCGGCATCTCCTGGTGAAGCGGTGGAGGCCGATGCCGAGCTTCGTGCGCGACAAAAAGTGTCAACGTCTCTGCCTAGCAAGACTGTGACGGCTGGCATGCTTGGCGCCTTGCAGGCTCTTCCGGGCGTGACCGAGGTCAAGGTGTATGAAAACAACACGGCGGCAGTAGATGCTAATGGAATCCCCGCGAGATCGATAGCGGTGGTGATTAGTGGTGGGGTCACAACGTCAATTGGTCAAACGATTATGACGAGTAAGACTCCAGGTGTTCCGACTCATGGGGCATTGTCGGTCAGTGTTGCTGATGGTCAGGGCAACACCTACGCTATTAACTACGCCAATCCGACGCCTGTCACCATCGGCATCAATATCACGCTGCACAGCTTCGATGGCTACTCTTCTGTCGTGGCAACCGAGATTAAAGCGGCGCTAGTGAACTACATCAATGCTCTGCCTTTTGGCGATGATGTGATGCTGTCTCGTCTTTATCTCCCCGCCCAGCTTTTCGGGGTCGGTAATGCGGTCACGTTTGAGCTGGTGTCTATGACCATTAACCGCAACAGCGGAACTTTCGCAGCGTCAGATGTTGCCATCGCTTACAACCAGACCGCCACGGCTACAGCGAGCGGCATCACGATCACGGTGATTTAATGGCGCTTGACTATACCACGCTCATTACTAGCCAGCACGCCGACAAGCCAAAGTTTGCGGCAGTGGTCGCGCTTACGGCCGGCTATTGGGGGTCGATGCGCGATCTGTACCGACAGATACCCGCGTTGTTCGATTTGGATTCGGCGGTTGGCGCTCATCTGGATTATGTCGGCGAATGGGTTGGGTTGTCACGCCAGCTTAAGGCGCCAATCGCGTCGGCTAATTACTTTTCCTTTGATGTGGCGGGGCTCGGGTGGAATCAGGGCAACTGGAAACCCGGCTTTGCATCGGCCACACAAATCGCCAAACTAGACGATATTAGTTATCGTGCCGCGCTTCGCTTGAAGATCGCTGGAAATCAATGGGGCGGAACGCTTGGCGAATTTATTG